GTCGCTATATCGCACTCCTCCATTGCATTGAGCTGGCAACATGAGATCGAGCGCGGCGGGGTTTGTGATTTTCTCGCGTCTTGTATAGCTTTCAACCTTCGGATTCGCGTGAGGTTGAGATGCAACTGTCTTCGCTCCTCCTTGAGTCTTCTTTGCGCCAGTACTTCTCGGATTTGCGGATTTTGTGTTCTTGCTTGCATGCTTGGGCATGTTATATAACAAGATGTGTACAGATTTGTGGTCTCTGCAGGTGGGTTAGGATAATTCGTGGTTGCCACCTATTCGCTGGGTCTCCTAAGGTAACCCCTCCCCATCAACCGCTCACTATAAACGATGGGGCCAGGCTGGCGCGCTAATTATAGTCTACTCGGGCCAGAGCGAGGTAGACGGGGTGCTCGTGATATTGAAACGGCTTGGTCGGATAAGTCGCCTCGAACGTTTCGATATCACCCACCTCGATAGAATATCGACGCGCGATTTGCTCCAGGGCCTCCGGCAAAAGTCGCGGAGGTATTCTCGAAGAGTCAGCCTGCACCTTATGACGCTCAATGACGTCGGTGCGCACTCGCGGTCCTTGACCGAAATTCTTCACGAATGCACGGAGCAGGGGCACTTCGATGAAGGTGCCGTAAGCATAAGCGAGGTCTGCCTCATACTGTAGACAGGCAGCCTCAAAAGTCAAGCCTCGATAAATGTCTTTGGGATTCCGCAGAGCTTTCCCGACTTTGAGCACACGTGAGGGCAAGGGTCCCCAGTACAAACGTTCACGACCTTCAATGGGATCAAAAGCAGGATACCACATTCCCTTCAAGAACGTGGCGTCTTTGATGTCCGAATGAGTCTTCAGTTTCATCTGAAAACCCAATTTGAAAAACATTTCGGCCATCACGTCAAGGTCGATAGGGTCTTTATTACCCCCGCAATAGCGCATCGTGAAGTTGTGACTCTTACGATCACGTCCGAACCATCGTTCCACCTGGTCTTGCACCCCTGCAAAGACCGCTTCTTGCGCGGCAACCCCCATAGCGAAGGTATTGCCCACAGTGGTCGTGACAGCTCCCGTGTCTCGTTTAGGACAAGATTCACGTGAAATACGCATCGGATGCGTCCTATCGCGAGAGTGTAATGTTAGCGTCGAATGCTCCGAAAGACTCAAAATCTCAACA